TCCATTACCATGCAGACATGAACCCATGTTGTTGCTGTTGCTGCGGCTCCAGATTTAACATCTTTAGCATTTAGTGATCCCCAAAAATTTCCGGTATCAGGATTGTCAATCATAAGAAACCGCCAGAAATCATCATTACCATCTCCCATTTCAACAATGTTTTTTGTTCCGAGAACATCTGGTCTTACCCAAGCACACACTGAGAAATCTTCATCTGCACCTTCAAAGTCTATTATTCCAGTTGGATCTGAAAGTGTTAACGCATCTCCATTCCCATCAAATATATAACTATAAGTCCCAAATGCAGCCTGTGTACTTGATTGGGTTGCTTGTTGAACTTTGGTTATTGTAAAATTATTGCTTGATCTATCATCTGCTGTTGTCACACCTTCTTCTGCTGTAAGACATAATTCTGTGCTTGCGTTCTCACACCAATTCGTAGCAAAGGCGCTAGAGCATATAAATATAAAACATAATGAGAATATAAGTTTCTTCATATTAAAGTCCTGTTGTCATTTGTTCTTCCCACACAATTTCGTAAGTATCTGTTTCGGGGCTTACTGCGTTTGTTACGTCGAACCGCCATCCTTCACCAGCGATCAATGTTCCCGATGTTACTGACGTATACGTTATCACTCCTGTTGTTGCGCACGTAGGAGAAGCAAACGTGAAAGCATTGCCACCCGTATCTTCAAAATTAAATGTTGCCGGAGTTGTGCAAGTTCCATTACATCTACATCCAACTTTTGTTATTGTTCGAGCATAATTCCTTGTACCTAATGGAGTATTATCATCCGCAGCAGCAAGATTTTCAATTACTGCCGTAGGTGTCATATGCTCGCTAATAGGTATGTCGTTAAGTTGAAGCTCTGTTGCCGTTACGTTTATCGCGCCATTAGTGGCGTTATCAATACTTTCGCCATTGCCAAATGTTAATATATTTCCTGTCCCACCCACATTAATAGGATAATTAATGTCTATTTCATCGTTGATTTCATCCCATTGGATTAAAACGTCTGTACTTGCGCGATCAACAGTAAGCAATGTAATGTTTTTATCAGTCCCATCTGAAACTGTAATCCCACCTTTAACAGTTAAAGAATCAGTAGTTGCAATATAAAGAAATCCAGTATCGCCAGCAAATGATCCTCCATCATTAAACTGTACTTGTGTCGTAGCCCCACCAGGAGTTCCGGTCCCACAAGCTTCCCATTCAAAGTCCCCTGTAGTGCTTTCATACGTTAAACAATATTCATCAGTAGCAGCATTGACAGACTTCAACATTGCTTCAAGTATCTTATCGTTTCCAATAGTAACTGCCCCTGTGTTTGCCATTGTAGCGTCACCGCTCATAACAGCGAATGTTCCTGAATCTACACCGTCACCTATAAATATCTCGGTATCAGCGATGCCAGTTATTGTTGTTTCTAGCGTATTTGTTTCTGAAGTGCTTCCAGAATTGCTTTCCCACCCTCCAAGAAATGTCCATCCAACTAAAAAAGGTAAACATAATAATATTAAAAACAGTTTTTTCATTATTTTCTCCTTCTTCCACAGCATCCATTAAATAACACACTTGATTGTCCGCATGATCACACCATTGAGTAACTGCAAATACAGGATTACTCAGACACAACAGAAATAGTACTAACAGTATTCTTTTTATCAGCAGTAACCTTTATTGTTTTTCCTTTAAAAGTATCTTCAACTTCATTCTTTGATGTTGTGTATCCTACCAAGTCATCTTTAATGGAAAGAATGATAGGTTCTGTCAAAGCCTTCTGAGCCTTTAAACTTTCGCTCTGCCTAAACGCTTGATTCACAGGAATACGTCTGATTAGATTCCCACAATGTGCTGCCACATCACTCTTAGCTTTAGCGATAATCTCAGCGTTAGTCCCACTATCCTCAGTATATCTAGTCTGTCCTAAATACTCTGGTGAGGGATTTCCTTTAACATCTACAATAACTCCATTGAGCTTATACTCTGTTTTAACAATGATGCTACCTCTTGCCTCATCAATAACCACATCTTTAACTGTAGCTACAACTTGAGCAAAGCAAGGCGTAATTAATAATCCTGTTAGTAATAATCCTAGTAATAGTTTTTTCATTAGTTCTCCAAGATGCCCATAATTACGGTAAGACCTTTTGCAGCCGTACCATCATTTATGGAATTAATATCGATTGTTAATAATGTTACTTTTTTCATTTTGTTCTCCTTAATTTAAACGTGTTTTGCGTGGCTCACATCATACCAATCTGAACCATCACAAATTAAAGTAAACCCTCCCCAACTATCAATAGTTTCATCAGTTCCCTCGTGCATATAAATATCTTGAGTCCCTACGCCTTCTAAATGTTCAATAGTAAAATCATTGGTTGCGTCCTTCCGAGCTATGTATAGGTATTGTCCTGCAACTCCACCCTTCAATCCTCCCAGGACTACTGACCCTCCAGCTGTTGTAACGAATAAAGTATTAACACTCGAAACATCATAATCGTCTGAACTTGCTGACAGTGTTGCTGTGTTACTTGATATTTTTCCTTCTGTATCTATATTACCCGAACCCTTTTGTTTAAAATCTCCTGTTGAACTTATTTCTGTATAATTTGTAGTGTCTGCCCCTATCCTTGCATCTCCTACAACTTGGAGTTTAGTGTCCGGTGTTGTAGTCCCAATCCCAACGTTGCCTGAACTAAAATCACCCTGTATCAAAGGCACAGCATTAATATTAGTCTGCTTAACAATAAACTGATTAGCAACCGTATTATCCTTCCCCGCCTGATAACCAATAGCAACAACATCATTCCCTTCATTATCTCTAGTGGCTTCATAACCAATACCTATAACTTGGTTTCCACTGTTTGAATAACCTGCTTGATAACCTATGGCTGTTTGTCTATCTCCACTGTTTGAATTACCTGCATACATACCTAAGGCTGTTTGATAATGTCCACTGTTTGACTGACCTGCAATATAACCTATGGCTGTTTGATATCCACCACTGTTTGAATAACCTGCTTGATAACCTATGGCTGTTTGATAATGTCCACTGTTTGACTGACCTGCATACATACCTAAGGCTGTTTGATAATGTCCACTGTTTGACTGACCTGCATACATACCTATGGCTGTTTGTCCTATTCCACTGTTTGAATAACCTGCTTGATAACCTATGGCTGTTTGTCCTATTTCACTGTTTGAATAACCTGCAAGATAACCTATGGCTGTTTGTCCTATTCCACTGTTTGAATAACCTGCAATATAACCTATGGCTGTTTGATATCCACCACTGTTTGAATAACCTGCAAGATAACCTATGGCTGTTTGTCTCGTAGAACTAGCATTACCTGCATTACCTGCATCAACACCGACTAAAGTTGAATAATAAAGAGCTTCACCATTCTTATCAAGCTTCAAGGCATTAACCCCGTCATACATATAAGCCGAAGAACTAGCTATGTTTATATTCCCCGCAACGTCTAGTTCCTGTGAAGGGGTTGCTGTTAAAATCCCAACATTCCCCGCCAACTCATTAACGCTTAAAGTATTTGTTCCTATATTTGCCGAACCTGTTGTTGTTAAATTTCCATTAAAATAAGAATTTCCAACAGCATTTACTGCATAAGCTCCATCTGCTAAATAAACTGTATTACTTCCATCTTCAAAATCTCCTGCCCCATAATTTCCCGCTAACCAGACCGAAGTTACTCCGTCAGTAAACGAAGCTGAATCCGCACCATCTGCTAAGATAACAGAACGAGTCCCATCTGTAAAATATCCTGCTTTTGAATTTGCATCATCACCTAATATTGCTTGATAGGTTGAACCAAATCTTCCTGTGCCTGTTGTGGTAAAGTCATTAACCCCTAAATTTATATCATCATCAAAAAGAAAGTAGTCTTCATCTTCCATCCAATATAATATTCCGTCATGCGAGGATGAATTAAAGTTTAAAGTAATATCTTCGTTATTATTCTTACCGAACTGTACTTGGTTGGTAGTCATTAAAACTTGGTCAGTAGCAACTAATGTTAGAGCACCAACCCCACCAGAATAAATCCATGCGTTAGCATCTCTGAAATAGATACCATAAGCACCATACATATTAATATCGCCAGTAATAGGATCGTTAGAGGCGTCAAGACGAAGATATAAAGGATCAAGCAATGTGCCATCGCCTATCTCTTGGAACGCAGCTTCAACGTCTTCTGCTGTATAATAGTCTCCTTCATCAACTATGGATACCTTCTCGGCTGGGATTTGCCCGACCTCCCAGCCTCCTTCAAATACCCATCCTATTGAGCATAAACAAATACAAGTTATTAAAAATCCACGAAACTTCATTTTATCCTTAATATGTTGGTTCTTGCATGAAATTCTTAATCTTTACAACTGTATCTGATGGATTAGACCCTAATCCTGTCAATTTGTATCTCCCATAATTCATGGGAACCGGAGAAAGAGTTGCTATATGAGCCAACTCATCGTTGATCTGAGCAAAAATAGCACTAGCACTATCAGGAATAACCCAAAGCGCGGTTTCCGCTGCACCTTCAACAGTAGGCAACGAATAACTTTGCTCAAGCTCAACTTTAACGTCTTCACCCGTAAGAGTAGATTGTAGTTTTGCCCATACTCCAAAATATACTCCTTTATTCATTTTAAATGAATGAGTATAAACAACTGCTGTTGCCGCAACGACAATATCATCTTCCGTACCATCTGATTTTAAAACTGAATATGCTGCTCCATGTAATGACATTTTACTTCTCCTTTTTTAACATTTCTTTTTTCATTAAATCTAATCGTTTCTTTTCATTTTTATTATTCTTCTGATCTCTTTCTAACTTCTCAAATCCGACATCAAGCTCTGCTGATCTAAACCTGTTTGTTTGTCCTTGAGCCTTCAGAACCTTCATTAAATCACCATGCTCTTGTTTAATCTTCTCCCCTTCTTGTTTCCTTAATGCTATTTCCTCGTCGAGAGAAATGCTTTTTTCTTCATACTTAGAAATTAAATCACGCTCATACTGAATCTTCTGTGTTAAGTCAGCTTTCATATTCTTAACGTCTTTTATCTTTAATTCAAAAGAAGCTATTAACAAATCGCTTTCTTTAATTTTCTGATACAACGTATCTTCTTTTTTCTTTTTTGATTGAATCAATGCCTCTGCTTTTTTATTAGCTTTTTCTATTACAAATAACTTTTCATTTAAAGCTTCTCTTATAATCTGTGAATCTTTTAATTCTTCGGAAGCCTCCGCATGTTTCTTTCTTGCTGCATCCATCTTCTTCTGTGCATTTTTAAGTATTATGTCAGCACTCTTTTGAGAGCCTAACGCCCTTTCATCAACTGCTTCTTCTGCCTTCTTTAAAGCGAGCTCTCTTTTATTCACATCTGCTAAAACAGCTTTTGCATCTTCGCTGATCTTCTTTGCTTCGACTTTAAGAATATTGGCCTCAGAATCCTTTTTATTTTTAAGTGAAGCAATATCAAGTAATAGAGCCTCTTTTTTCTCTTCTAATTTATCAAGCTTTTTACTAAAAACCTGAACCTTTTTCCCATATTGACTAAGATACTCTTCTCTTTGCTCTTTGAGGTTCTCTAGCTCTTTATTAAGCTCATCAACTATTTTGCTCATAACGCCCTCCATTTATTAATGAATATACTATTCCTGTCATTACAACCAAATAAAACTGGTATGCCGCAAGTTGAAACAGGAATGTTCCACAAGAAACAATAGCTACCGAAGCCATTGATATTAAAATCGTTGTTATCTCTTTATTATTATTTTTAAGTGAATGTTTGATGAAATCTTTAACCGCCATAAAGAAAATTGGTGTTCCAATTACTCCGCAGCACCAAAGAAGCTGTAAATATTCATTGTGAGCATGAAACCATGTGCTTTGATGCCTTATTGAATAAAAATATCTAAATGCCCCTAATCCTGCCCCCGTAAATGCTATTTTCTCCGTTACGAGTTCTTTTAATATCTGTTTCCATACTCCGAATCTGCCATTTGATATAAGTAAATCCGGATTAAAATACGCGAACAATAAAAGGGCTGATATAAGAAATCCTCCCCCTCCTATAAGAATGACCTTATTTTTAATGTTTTTAATCAAATAAACTGATATGACCAGAAGCAACGCCAACATAGCAAACGAACTTCCTGAAACAACCACTGAAACCGCCATAATTGCCCCATACAGCCACTTTCTAAAGTAAACGGCAAATGGTATGCACATCACCAAGAACGGCGCACAGAGCGTTGCCTGCCCTAAAGAACCGCCCATTTCTGGATGCTTGACCCCTACTCCTATAATCTCCGGTGGGATTATATTGAATATCTGATCTAACCTTAAAACTTGTAAAATCATTAATATTGACATTCCTAATCCGCAATACATAAACGTCTTGAATATCTGGTCTATATCTATTTTCCTGAAATATGAACTTGAAATACCTAAAAATAAGAAAAAGTATGCGAAAACCTTGAATACAGGCCTATAATTCCACATACCATTGAAATTCACGTTTTGAACATTGATTACCGCGTGAGGAGCTTTATAAATATTTAATACTAAAAAACAAATAAATGCTAAAAACCATACATTCTTCGGCTTTCTGAACCCGTATGAATACAAAGCTGCCGATCCTATTAGCATACAAGAAGCCATTGCTATAAATTCTTTCGTTATTCTCATATCAGGAAATATTGGATAACCTCTTCCTGGTATAAAAAAATACAAAATCACTTCATAGAATGGTATCAATACACACGCTAGAATCAGCAGCTTCTTTATCATTATAGATAACTCCTATTTTTAGTTGTTATCTATATCAGTTGTCGTCCGTGAAAGTTCCGGTTCTTTGCACAACATCCCAATAAAGGTCTTCCGCGCAAAATACCGAAATTGAATCTCCTGTTGATCCTGCACTTATAGCTGAATCGCCAGCGGCAAAAGAACTGGTAGTTGTTCCGTTAACTACTCCCCTAAGAAAATCAGTGTCTTGAGGGTTAATCGTGAACTTTTGAGTTCCATCTACATTACCGTCTGATGCCATAAAAGTAAAACTCATGCCTACATCTGCATCTGGTAAATTAAATGTTACGTCGTCATTCACAGGATTGACTATAATAGTCTTTCCTGATTCTGCAAGCGTTAACGTATCGCTCGTAGTAGTCTTCTCATACGAGAATTTTATGCCAGCGTCAGTTGCGATGTTCATAATTCGATCATCTGTATGCTGAATCGCATAAATACCACTATCATTAGGAGCTCCATCTGTCCCAATTACATCAGCAGCTTGGCTATTTATACACATCAATCCAATGATAAGGAGTGTAAATAGTAAAAATTTATTCCCTTTCATCCTCTTCCTCCTTAAGTAAAACTTCTTTATTGTAAGGATCCCAACCAACCAAAGTTCCATTATCTGAATACTTACACATCTCTTTGTGTGTAGCCGGAATCCAATTACCTTCTTTTCTAGGCATTTTTCTTTCTGGATTACTAACATCATCTGCTTGCATTAAATTCATCGGTGTCTTTTTCTTTAACGGCCTTACAACACCTTCGTCATCAACAGTTTCATTAATGACCTCGCTCCCATCAGGAACGTATCCATCGTGGTCTGGCCCCGGAGTTAATGCTTTTTCTTTTAAAACTTTAGCTGCTGATTCTTGTCTTTTTGCTTCTAAGTTCTCAGCATTAGCTTTTGCATCAGCTACTAATTTTGCTTTATTAGCAGCTCTTACTGCTCTTGCTTTTTTAAGTGATTCTTTCTGTTTCTCTGTCTGTGCCATGTTTTCCCCCTTTTATGGTGTAACGTAACCCGCTTTAGCCCTAAACTCTTCTTCGCGCCTGAAATCACGCGACCTGAACAACGAACTATCTCTATCGTCAAGATCATCAATCGCTTGCTCAGAGATAAAATTGTCAACTCTTGGATCATAAAACAAAGGAACGCCCTGAATCTCTGTTGTTTTAACGTCAGCAAACCCATCCTGTGTCCCCTCAACGGAATTACCGCCAAGGGGACTATTGCCATAAACATTTTTTTCAGGATCACTTCCCATTACGCAGATGTTCCTCCACCACGCACCCAATCTCTCCAAAAACCAAACTTGAAGTAAACTCCAAATCGGCATCGGATTGATGCTTTATATCCACCTGTATCTTCATGCCTAAAGAAACGAAGATTAGAAGCTAACCTTTCATGGAACTGAATATTCTTAGATTTAGCTTTACCCATGTAAATAGCCGCTTCTGTCAAATAATCCCATGCTAAAGCTTTAAACTTTCCACTCCATACATTTTTATTATTTAATTCTCCTCCAGCTTTATTAATGGAGTTAAGAATCTCCCAAACCTCGATTTCATCGCCTCCAGGACGAGTTAAAATCGTATCAGGTTTATTTCTGATTACCCCTCCCTGCTCATCACGATTATTAGTCGCTGTCATCAAGGAATAAAGAGTCTTGATGTGAGAAGGAAGAATGTCTCCTGTTGCTGGATAAGCATCTGCAACTGAATTGTAATACGTGTTCCCTGCTTTGGTTGTACGAGTGTTGCCCGCAAGGTTAAAGAAAGGCTCGCTATCATAAGCCAAAAGCCCTGATGGATCCGTTTCTCCGGTATATGACCCGTCAAATACGAAATCCCCTAACAAAGTACCGCCATTATTAAACGCTCTGGCAGCCAGTGTTTCTTTTGCAATACGAACTTCAATTCCCCACGTACGCGCTAAGTCTTTTAACATATCGCCAAGCTTAATCGTATCTTCGATTGCTTCCGGAGAAAACGTCAAACCATCGCTATATGTGTAATACTTGACATACGTTGTCCAACCCTGCAAAGGACTTTTAAAGATAATATTCTGCCCCTCTGCTGTATGACGCGTTAGCGCACCAGCTCTTAACTTCTGTGTATCTTTACTACCAGCTCCAGTTACTTCGGAACCTCTCTTCATGCTGTAGATTTTATCGTACATTGTATCTTCTTCTTGCGTACCTTCACGCTCGAATTTATACATGTCCTTTCTATATGCGTCAACTTGCTCTCCCCTTAATCCGGCCATAAGAATTTTATCCTTTCTTATTTAGAATACCTTTCTATCCAATCTGACCTCTTATAGTTAGTTTTACAATGACAACTAGCGCAAAGTGTAATCAAATTGTCTAAATCGTTATTCGTAGTGTCGTAATCAATGTGATGACATTGAATTTTATGAATAGTGTTTTTCGACTTACTATCCCTACAATGAACACCACACTCTTGACACTTATATTGATCTCGTTTATATACTACTTTTCTGATCTCATTCCAAAGCGGATGATACATATTTTTATGTTTTTTAGTCCACTTTGTTTTAACTTTTTTCTTACGAGTGACTTGTTTTTGAGACTCTCTTCTAGCATCACTCCATTGCTTTCCCTTATTAGAAGGTAGGTTTTTTTGATTCTTCCTAGCTTCTTTTATTTTTAGGATTGCTTCCGGAGTATGTTTCTTCCCATTCATAGGGTGATGCTTTGCAAGCCTAGCTTTCGTCTGTTCACTTATTTGTTGCAAGCGTTCTTCTGAATAAACACCAGTCTTACCCTTGTTCCAAGGAACTATCCCCTTCTTAAAACAAGTCTTACCATCGTGGTTTAACTTACCCTTACGGTCTTCTGACATTTTCTCTTTAGATTCTACAGAATGAGATTTCCCTTTAAATTTAGAGACTTCTCCCTTTTTAAAATGGGTTCTTCCTGTATTGCGAACTGTAGAAATGTCAAATTTAACCATAATTTATCCTTAAACAACACCTGTTGCTGCAGTGATTTTAGCTGGGTTTACAATAACATCCACCCAAGCATTATTCACTAAATCCCCATCAACAACAATCAATGTGTCTTCAGCAGACGCATCTAACTGAGCACCCTGAATATTGCTTGAAACTGACAAGTCACAAGTATTATTACGCATTGTGATTGCGAAAGTTCCTGAATTGACCGGAATACGAAACACCACTCCCAAACATGCCGAAATTGGAATAAATGGTGCAATGTCTAATCCTTCTGTTACTGAACATGTATAAATCCCTGCTGATGTATAATGTGCATCTTCAGGCAACTCTACCCACCCTGCAAGCTCAGTATCGCCATCGCCTGCAATTTCCATCCGGCTTGATCCGTCGTCTTTAACGAACCTTCCAGATTTTGCAGCAACAACTTCGCTTGCTCCCATTGGCATAGGAAGAATAGGGGCTGTTACTTCACCCTTTATCATCCCATACTTCAACTGCGATCCATCACTCATATTAAACTCCTTTATTTTTAATAAAACTTAGGATTTTCTTTTAATTGTACTTCATACGTTTCTTTAAACATTTTATACGCTTTTTCTGAAGAATAACCGTCCATATCCCCGTACATCTCTTCAGCTCTTGCTTTCTGTTCATTATCTAGAACAGGACCAGACTCTTTCTTTCCAGCAGGTCTACTTGATCCTGCCTTGCTAGTCTTTAATCCAAGAATCTTCGCGCTTTCTTTACCTCGTTTAAATCCACGATCCTCAGCAGCCTTTATCTCTGCCTTAGCATTTTGACCTCTTGCTATATCAATAAGAAGGTTAGGATTGAATGTATTTTTAAGCACTTGGTCAGGCGTGATTCGATCCATCATTACTTTAACTTCAGGAAGAAACTTTCTGTCTTCTTCTGAAATATTTGAAATGAAATCATCCTTAATCTTCTTCGCCCTATTAACTGCCTTTGATTCTTCTCCCCTTGACCAGTTGTCATATCCAAGCCATTCTCGATCAACGACCTTCTCAATGATCGCCCCATCTGTCATGGTTTCTGAACCTTCAGGATACCGCCTTCTATATCCTTCAACATACTTTTCAGGATCCGAGTCTATTCTTGACTTTAAAGCAACTCTAAACTCATCTTCTGAAAGGGGTTGAACTAACGGTGGCCTTTCAACTGCCTTTTCCTTCTCATTCTTTAGCTTGTCATACTCCCTATCTTTGCTGCGCATCGCTTTAGCCATTGCTTTCGGATCGCCTTTAAACTGTTCAACAATCTTATCAGTCTTTTCAAGGTCTTCCTTTGCGTCAGCATAGGATATGCCGTTTTCTTCGGCATGTGCTGTGATTTGAGCGTCCCGATCAACTACTTTAGGTTCCTCTTCCTCTTCTTCCTCAGATTCTTTAGTTTCCGATTCTTCCTCAGACTCCTCTTCAGGTTTATCTTCTGGTTCCTCAGTCTCTTCATCTTCGGGCTTTTCTTCTATGTCCTCTGGATCAGGTTCATCGTCATTTTCGGTGGATTCATCAGCCTTCTGTTTAGATTTAGCTATTAAATCTTCCGGATCACGTTCTTCCTTCTCCGCCTTTTCGTCTTCATCAAGCTGTGCTATCATTACATCGTGATCTACTTCTTCATGCTTTTCTACTTCTCCGCGGTTGTTTCTTAACATTTTGAATAATTTTGCCATGATTTTCTCCTTGGACTCCTAATTGCTTAGGTTTACCCTTTTTTAAGTATGTCTCTTATTGTTTTATCCTTATTGTATCTATCCTTAAACTCTTCTGTTGAGAATCTCTGTATGTATCCATCAAGAATCTCAAGACCCGCTGCTTCCATTTCAATGATTTCCTTCTCACTCGTACCTATTTCTAATGCAATAGATAAATACGATCTTTCTTGCCCTGTCATAAGTGGGCCGATAAGCCTCATGCGTAACACTTCTTTTAGTCTATTATCCATTTTGATTTGATTAAGTATACCCAATAAGGCATTAGCGGCTTTAAAATGTTCTGCTGGAATATCCTGAGATATAGCAGTATTATTCATTTGTTTGCGTGCAATCTTCTCTTTACGATCTTTCATCATCGCGTCAAACTGACTTTTACCTTTAACCATCAACTCTTTAATCATCTTCTTCCTTTTTGGCTCGCGCTAACTCTTTAAGCCCTTTTTTAGAATCGTTGGTAATTGTATCTAATAACGCTCTGATTGACTGTAATCGTGTCATATACGTGTGCATCCTTATCCCGTAAGTCTGAAAATCCATCTGCCCTCGATCAAATATCTTTGTCATTGCTAACAGAGTATCAACAACAGACGCTTCGGCTTTAACATACTGCTCTTTGTACCTTCCAAACTGCTCAAGTTCAAGACATCTGCGCGCTAAATCCCCTGTAATATCAGTCTTCTTCTGCGCTTCAAGCTCTATTCTCTCTAATTCCTCCTCATCTTCTTTCTTGAATACATCATTGAACATTATTTCTTCTCCTCTGGTGGCCCCATATACATTTCTGCCTGTGCTTGTCCCACTACGCCTGGTGCTGCTTGCATAAGAGCCTTTGGCTCCGGCGCAACTCCTGTTACCTGCGCGTTCTCCTGCGCTTGTTGACCTAACGCTTGAATAGCTTGCATTGCCACTTGTTGAAGCTTTTTCTCAAACTCTTCTGGTGTATCAAACGTGGTATCTACAATAGCTTTCCATCTTGGCCCCATTGTCTCTAAAAGGGTACGTAGTGCCTTATACATAAGCTTTGGCTGTCTACTTGCATACGGATCGTTAATTGCCATCTGATACGCTGCTAATGCTTCTTTCTTCTCGTTAATTTTGTCGAAGACAAAGGACGCGGCCCTTGATTGTATATTGGTCTTTACCACCATTTGCTGCCTGGTGATCGACTCGAATGGATTTTCTCCGGTGACTGCTGACGCTTTGCCAACGACTTTATATTTTCTGTCTTCCTTTGACATCTGGTGATATAACTGAAGTAAATTTGTAGCGAAGATATTGAATGACGGTACGAATGTCCGGATATAATCTCTAATTCCAATCCCTGCCTGTTCAAGCAACGCTATTGTCTTCTTTGCCGGAGCATCAGGATCCATATCACTCGCATTTCCTTGCATACTATCGTTGACGCTCGTTACATCGCTTCCGTCACGCTTTAATTTATCCATTAATGCAAACGTAGCGTTCATATCTACGTTGGGCCATTCAACAAATCCCATTGCTTTACTCACATCATCAGTCAAATCGTCTACTGGTAACGGTTTACCTACCTCAAATTGATGATCAAGAAACATTTCTTCGATCTCAGAACCTTCTCTTACAATCGGAGTTAACGTGTTTCTCACCAACGTGCCATGTAATGCAAGATTTAATAGCGCGTCTTGTGCTGTATTATTATCTCTCAACATATACATAACGCTCTTTGCGCCACCATAAAAACCGTCATCGTTAGTTGTAACGTAAAATGCCATGTAATCAGTATCAAATCCGTAATATGGAAAGATTTCTCCACCTAAATATACTTCTTGACCCTTACCTTCGATTGAATTAGCGTCGCTTTGACCTTTATCGTTGCTAATCTTCTCGCCTTCTCCGAACCAAGCTTTAGTCTTTGTCTCTTCTTCATCGTCTTCTGAAGTCTTAAAATACATCGTTGCTTCAAGAATCGAGTATACTGCTGTCGTATAATCCTTGTTTTCTTTACCATCTGCCTGTTTCCATAGCTGATCTACATTCTTAAACTCGCCTTTACGCTCTTTTTCCATTAAATCCCAATACGTCCAGTCCTGTCTTTCTACGATACAATGCTCATTCCTTAACCCATCTGAATAATCACATCCGTTTCTTACATAAAAGTTCTCTAATTGGACATATTTCAACACCGGATTGTTCTTAATCTCATCTTTATACTGAACAACCAAGTTGATTTCCTTCTCATCTTGCAGCATCTTAACGTATCCCTTATGCTTCTCTAAGCCATCAGGATAGTTCTCAAGGAATTTCTCAAGCCCTTCGTTCTTATATACAATTACACCATCAGGCGCGACTCCAATAGGAACCTTATTGCCTTGATATGTCTCTTCTCGTCTTCGTGGCCGGACATCATACTCCCACAATAGCTTTCCAATCCCAACAAACTTCATCACAGCACTTCTAGCGATCTTAATAAACGCTTTCTCAGGCTTAACCTCTTCATCCATTGCGAAATCAAGAAACTGTGCTTGGGCTTCTGCTACTTCAAACCCATCTTCTCGACCTTCTTGCGGACGTGGTGAAATACCAATCTTCGGGTCAGCATCAAGAAACGCTTGATTTAATGCTGTTACGATTGAGTCTGTTTTTATTTTGGATTCGTGTACGTGTAGGTTAAACATTAATCTTTTATTTGACTTGAGTAATCCGTCATACTGCCTCTGTCGGCTTTCCCATTTGCTTTCAAGATCAAGTTCTTCTCGTTCATCTTTTAACGCTTTAAACTCAACGCAAAATTGATCCTTTAATCTTTCTTCGTCATCATCACTTAAATCTAAATCAATCCGGTAGGTAGGAACTTCATCACCAAAATTCTCGCGTTCCTCTTTGGTTTGTGAACGCATTTTGTATTCTTCACCATCAGGTATTTCGAGTGTCGGCTCCATATATCTCCCTTGTAATAAAAAAATCCCAGCCTCTGATTTTACTCAAAGACCGGGACTCCCTAATGAGTGTATCCCTAATCGACTATATTTTTTGTTCTTCTAAGCGTAGCTTCTCTGTCTGTGTTACCGACGAGACACCGCCCGAATCGAACCTAACTTCTAAAATACCACTAAAACTATTAATTGATAAATTTTCTATCAACTCTTGCACCTTTTTTATTTTAGCCTTATTTACCATAAGATGTCAACTGTTTTATTTGTTTTTTATATTTATTTTCTTTTCTAATATTTCTAGCTTCCTTTGAATTTCCATAACATTAGCTTCAAGATCAAACTTCTTCTCGTAAAATCCGCCAGTATTTAATTGGCATATCGACTTCTTACCTATTTCAACCAAACATAATAATTCTTTTATTATCTTATCCTGATGCCCCCAATAGTCTCCGCTTGAAACAACGTCTCCTTGAATAAACCTCATTGCTAATCTTTTTGCGTGTCCTTGTGACATTATTTATCCTTTGCCTTGTTAATAACCGTACCCTGCGTTGTCTTCTCGTTGTGTTCGGTATTTATACTTCTTACGGTTCTTCTCACGATTAACCAAAGGCTTGAACTTATGAATCGCATAGTATTCTATCGTATTACATAAATGCTCGTAGTATCCGTCTTCATACGGGATCTCAAATGCTGCTGTGTTCTTCGCGCCTGGCTTACGTTCTGGATAATGATACCCACCCAACAACCCATCGATAAGCACTTTACATGAGTTATCTACACGCAAACAGGGCTTGCCATTTGTCATCTTAGATAGCTTTCCATCGATTAACTCTTTACGGAGCCTGTACGTTGATTGATGTACTGTGATCTTGAAACCTTTATCTTTACATATGTCCCAACTCGTCTTTTCGCTCTTGTCGTTGTGCTGCATACACGCGGGATCACCAAAGTCTTCCCACTTATGATGATCTGGAAAGAATGAATTGCAGAACTCTGTTACTTGATCGCAAAACTTGTCAATCGTTATCTCTTTACCCATTAATTCCCTTAAAACATACCAACGACCCATATCGTCTATTTGATGAAAGCTGACTGCCGGATGATGGAAGCCAAAGTCCCAGCTACGCGCAACGATCTTTCTGTTATTATATGTGAAATTACCTGTGTGTATTTGTTGTGAAAAACCTTCGTAGAACGGTCTACCATCAGGTATAAAGCCTGGCTGACCAAATAAATACTTCTTCTGCCATGATTTAGGCATCGTTTCGAGTGATTGTTTATATGATTCAGGTAAGTTATCCCAATTCTCATACGTGGAAAGGTTCCACATCTCAATATCAGGGTCGTAATCATCGCCTGACGGGTCTGTTAAACGTACTAACCAATGATCTTCATTAGGCGGCTCACTCTCAATTAACATCATAACCGGAACGCCTACCTGCCTAAGTCTTCGTTTAAGCGTCCTGTATGCATTCTCAATCGTTTCATGCGCCTCTGTGATGACTACCACACCAAATTCTTGTGATCCAAAGCCTGTTAAATCCTTTAAACCGTTATAATATATGCGTGATGACTTCTCAGGATTGTCTGTTACTTGAATATCGCGCCAATTATACTGCTCTGACTTACGCAACACATAGCTTCTCGGTATGATTTCTTCATCCATCTTGTCAATAACTGATAATTTAAGGTCTTTAAGGTCTTGTCTGCCCCATAAAACACGTAATCCTGGTATTTCAAACAACATTTCACACACCGGAGCCATCATTCCACGCGTCTTTCCGCTTCCAACTCCACCCATAAGAACAAGGACAGGAATACCAGTTTTCTTGTATTTACCTGCCCTTACGTTATCAACCCAATTCAATACTCTTTTCTGAGTAGGATTAGGTTTAAACGCTTCGCCATGTTCATCCACCCCATACGGAGCAAACAAATCATCATTGTTCTCTTGGTTTGTCTCTGTGTCCATATCTTAATGTGAAGTTTCCGGTATGTTTGTGGTCTACTTTTTCTGTGAAAAGCTTCTTATACTTACCCAATAACTCTAATGCCTTCATTTTATCGTGTATTCTATACTTACCCGACTCTACGCTGTGAATAGCCCTAGCAATATCATCCTCAAGCTCATGTATTGGTTTTAACTCCCCATTCTCACCATAAAAGTCTTTCTGGTTAATATATGCAACCCTAGCAACTTCTTCAAGGATGCGATCTGATGTTATTTCAAGCTTATTTGATTTAATTCCAAGACTTTTCTGTATCTCAGCTTGTATTACAGGTTTTTGTAGGTTTTCTTGACCTATCCTTCCTGCTGTCTTTTTAGAATACCCAGCCCTAATAGCAGATTGAGTAGCGTTGAGATCAATTAGATATTCTTTACAGAACATTGATTGTTTAGGAGTGAGTTTGTTTTTAGTTTTCACTATGCATTCCTTTACACACTAATATTTTATCTCTAAGAACATTATAAGGAGCCGTCAAAAGAACAATATTTTTTAATTGTCTTGTTATATGCAAATAATATAATTTTCTTTTAGGAATATTTAAAACGCTAGAAAGATCTTCAGCCGAAAGTCCATAATTCCTATGAAACAATGTTATTGTCTTTTTGCTAGATTCTTTTCTAACTTCTGTCCATTTCTCACCAGTGTTATGTGCTTTTCTTAAATGACATGATATGCAAAGAGGAATAAGATTTTCTAATGAGTGGTTATCTTTACTACGATCAATATGATGGAGATGCTTTGCTTCTTCTCCACACCAATCGCATTTTCTATTGCTTTTTTCAAATACTATCTTACGATTTTTTCTTAGTAATGATGTATTTTTATAGCTCATAACAATATTTTACACCTCTTTTTAAATAAAATCAATTATTTATTGCTTTTTTCTCTTTATGAATTTTAATAAATTCTTTCATTGATCTTGTACCAAAAGGCAATGTCTCTGATCCAGTAAGAAT